CCGTATCTTGTGGCTCGTTCCATTGACTACGCCCACAAGGAAGTATGTCGTCGATGTGCTCGCAGTAACACCGCTCGCGGATGCGGTGGTGGTAGTGAACAAGTCCCATGTCTGAAACTGGAATGTCGTGCCACTTCGGAACAGCCGCACCCGCTGGGCAGTGCTATCAGTGTTCCACCGGCCGGCGATGTGGGCCGATCCAGTGGTGACATCTGTTCGCACGATCGCCACGATGCTGACTGTTGATGAGTTTAGGAACGTGCCCGAACTTCGCCAGCAGTAGTCGTCCGTGCCGTCGAAGTCCACACAGGCGTTTGAGTCTCCTTTTAGGAGACTCGTGGCGCCGAGGGTGGGCGAGCCCGAGTAGGTGCCATTACGCGAGTTTCCCGACGAGTCTGTCATTGTCGTACCACTCGGGTCGGCCAACCGGTAGTAGAGCTGAGGCGAAAGCGCGAGCACGGCGTCTGGGAACGTCATGCCCGACGACGCGATTATACCGACGCTCACGCCGCGAGCCTCCCGATGACCAGCCACTCGTCGGTGCCGATCTTGATGAGTTCGGCGGCCCCGTACTGCGCGGCGATCTTGAGTCCTGGCGTGCTGCGGAACGTGACGGATGCGCCGCCGATGGTGACCTGACCCGCGCCGCCCTGCGCGACCATGATGCGCGTCTCGCCGACGGGGAACGCGACCGATGCGTTGGTGGGGACGGTGAGCGTCGTCGCGGTGCCCTTCGTCATGTAGATGAGCTTGCCCTTGTCACCGAGGACGAGGGTGTAGTCGTCGGCCTGCGTGTTGGGCCCGGCGTAGGGCAAGGCGTGGTCGTCCACGAACCCGCCGTTGACGAACGAGCGCGCGGTGTCGTGGGCGACGCCGGTCGAGCCTTCTCGGCCGCGGACGATGGTGGCGGTGGTGGCCGCCGTCGTGTACGCGGTGACGTGGACGACTTCGGCGCACTTGCCGTTGGCGTCGAGGATCGACAGGGGCAGGTAGTCGGGGCTGGCGATGGTGGGCACGTCGCCGCCCACGTGCGTCAGCTTCGACGTGAGGGTCAGCGTCGTGGTGGAGTTGTTGTGCGACGCGCCGAGCGTTCCCGAGCAGCCGTTGTAGCGCAGTCGTGCCATCAGGCAGCAGCCCCCTTCTGCCAGAGCGCGGCGTTGGCGGTGGTCGGCTCCCACACGTTCGCGGCGATGAGGCTCGTCCAGCGGAACCCGGCGTGCGTGACCTGCGCGCCGAGCGGGTAGGCGTCATGCGCGCCGGTGGGTTGCACCCATGCGGCCGGGCCCGTGGTGACCTCGCGCCAGCCGGACACGCCTGGCTGCCACACGTTCCACGGCGTCAGGTTCTCCCACGTCTTGCCGTTGTGCGTGACGGTGAACGGCACCGGGTAGGCGTCGTGCGCGCCCTGCGGCTGCCGCCACGCCGACCCGTCCGCGACACCCGTGGCGCGCAGGTAGTCGGCGTTGAGCACCGCGGCCCTCTCGTCGGCGTCAGCGACTAGGCGGCGGCGGCCGACCTCGGCGCGCACGGCCACCTCGAGGTCGTACAGCTCTTGGTCGGTCAGGGCGTTCACGTCGACCACGGGTGCTCCCTACAGGTAGGCGGCGTTGCGGATGGAAAGTTGGCGGGACGTGCGCTGCGTGTTGCGGAGGTCGTCGCGCTGAGCGTTGCGGAGGGGCGGCAGGCCGGGTCTGTTGCAGGAGTGGATGACGATGCCGGTGGTCTCCCACCAGACCGACACGTCGGTAGAGAATGGCCCCGTGGCGGGATTGGGGATGGACGATGCTTGGTACTCGCAGTAACCCGGCGTGATGGATGCCGGGCAGGTGATGGCCGTCTTGCCGTCCTCGACCAGCACTCCGCCGATGGCGGCCGTGTTGCCAGCGGTCTGCGACGACCAGAACTTGACCACCCACACGCTTGGCGATGAAGGCTCGTCAAACAATGGACCTTCAAGTGGCCCAGTGTCCGGGTCGTAGCCGCCATCCCACCTGAGCACGTCGGCGGTGTAGTGCCCATCGTCGACCTCGGCGCCCATCGTGGCCGATGTCTGCGTGATTAACAGCGCGTCGTCTCCCCCGACGGTTGTCGGATAGCGGGCGATGTTCGGGTCCGGCACGAAGCAGTAGTGGATCGTGAAGTCGTCGGGGTGGTCCACGTCGGTCCACACGTACTCGCTGCGGCCATCGTGGGCGTAGGCGCGGCCGAAGATGACGGCCTCCGAATACTCGGCGAAGTGCCCGTCGTCACCCGTGTCGTAGAACACGTACCGGGTTGCGCCGAGCCCCGCCGGGTGGGTGACAAACCCGCTCGGCCCGCCCTTGTAGACGACCATCGTCACGAGGGCGTCGCCGGTCTGAACGCCTGCCGGAACCGGCAGCACCGGCCCGGCGACGCTGCCGTAGATGGGGAGCCGGCCGGGAAGGTCAGGGCAGCATGCCGGCACCCGCCACGCGAGATGCGTAAGTCGGACCCAGTCGAACGGCGGACCACCGCCGGTGACCTGTAGCAGCAGGTACACCGGTGTGATCTCCCCGACCGGCACTGAGGTGTAGGCCTGGTAGGCGTAGTACGCCGGGAAGAACGACAGGGTCGCCACGCACGTCCGGGGCTGCCAGGACGTCGTGACGGCCTGGTTGAAGGCGCCGAAGGTGACGCCGAAGTTCGTATCGGTCCCCACCCCCACGCCCACCACAGGGTTCCCTGCGGTGCTCTCGGCGCGGACGTTGTACGCGAGCGTCATTGACGCGAAGTGGGCCCTGCTGGTCACATCTGCCCGGCGCCGCAGGTACGTCTTGATGATGCAGACGTCCTCCCCCGGCTGCATCCGGACATAGGCGGCGTCCTCGTCGTCGACGGCCCACGGGGTGGCCCCCCCGACCAGCTCGAGCTCCGCCTGGCCAGGGTCGTGCCCCACGGCGTAGCTGGCCCCCACGTCGTCCAGGTAGCAGGTCACGGCTGCTCCAACACGCGGAACGTCCCGTCTACCACGCCGTCGCCACCAACGACGTACACAGCGGCCCAGAGGTAGGGGACGGCGTTGCTCTCGGCGTGCCAAAGCCCCGAGTCGCGCAGCCTTCCGGTGATCGGATGACCCGACGACTGCTCACCCGGCGAGTACCCGGCGAGCTGAGACGGTCGGCCCCACGCTTCGATGAGGTTGCGCCGGTCGCGCCAGTCGCGGTCGCGTGGCGTGTTGAACGGGTCGTAGGACTGGCCGCCCTGCGACTGCTTCACGGTCGGGTTGCCGACGTGCCGGTTGAGCTCCTTGACGGTGACGCGCGACCCGAACAAGGCGAGCACGAACGCACGCTCGGAGCCTTCCACGAGACGCCGGTAGGTCAGGCCGGTGCCGTCGGTGCGGAACCGTTCGGGTGCGCCGCCCTTGACGAGTGACACCTGGAAGTCGTCCGTCGAGCGGTTCACCACGTAGTACCACTGGTTGAGCCGCAGCCCCTCGGCGCCGGTCTTGTCGACGAACACCACGAGGTCGCCGTTGGCGAGGCCATGCGCGTTCTTCTCGATGGTGTCGGTGGCCTTGTCGGCTGTAACGCCTGACGATACACGCGAGCCCGCGGTGTAGTCCAAGCAGGTCGCGTTGATGCGGGTGACGCCATCCACGACGCCACCGAAGATGCGCTGCACGCGCCACCGGCCGCCCACGCCGTCCACGCGGAAGATGCCGGCGCCCGACTCCTCATCCCAGAACGAGTAGCGGTCGTTGACGTTCTGCGACTTGCGCGCCAGCCGCTCCTTGCGGCGCATGATCGCGTCGGGGTCACGGTAGCGGCGCTTGAGCATCGCCAGGGTGCGCGCGTCACGGCCCGCGGTGTCGACCTCGAGCGTCACCTTCGGGGACTCGTCGCCGGAGTGGGTGACCTTCGCGACGTGCGCCAGCGGGTCGCCGGGCAGCCCGACGAGGGTCACGTTCATGCCCTCGCGGATGTCGAGGCGGTGCATCTCGGGCGGGTCCACGCCGTCGAGGGTGATGCTGCCGAACCACGCCGTCTGCCCGTAGCGGTTGATGATGCGGCGCGAGTGGCGGACGACCTGCTTGCGTGCGATGCCGCTGCCGTAGTCGATGAACTCCTCGACGCGCAGCAGGCGCCGGTTGTAGTCGGGGTTGTAGCCGCGCACTGAGCCGTTCGTGGACCGCAGGAAGCGCGACGTGGCGTCCACCTTGTCGAGCGGTGCGAACGTCGCCCCACGCGCCTGCCCGCCGTTGCGAGCCAGGCCAGAGAACAGCGCGTTCCAGGTGCGCTCGTTGACGGTGCCCGTGACGGCGATGCCCGCGTTCTTCTGCGCGTCCTCCACGGCGTCGCGCACGTCGGCGGTGAACTTCGCGCCCCGGTAGTCCGTGGTGTCGTCCTGGTAGCCCTGCGTCCACAACTCGCGCGTGATCACCTCGATGTCCTCGCCGCTGTCACCGAGCGAGTACGGCCCGGCGTACGGCGGGCGGTCGTCGTCCTTGTTGGGCAGCAGCACGTTCCTGCCGCGCCGGCCGACCGGCGTCTCCCACTGGCCGTAGATCGCGGTCGGGGTTGCCATCACGTCGGTTCGCAGGTCCCACGTGATCGCCGTGCCGGGCAGCAGCGTGATCGTCGCGTCGGTGCCGGTCATGTCCTTGCGGCGCACCTGATACCGGCCGGGGATGGTGGCGTGCCGTGCGACGGTCCACTGGCCGGTCGAGTCGAACGCCGAGTCGAGCAGTTCGTCCAGGTACTCGATGCGGGTCTGGTTGATGCTGCCGCGCACAGTCGAGTTGACGCCGATAGACGGAATCTGGTTGCCGAGGAAGCCCTTGGGCACCACGCGGTAGATCAACCTGCCGATGTCGACGGGCTTCTTGCGCGGGAACGGCGACGGGTTGTTCTGCCGCAGCGCCAGACCAGCGGCGAGCGCGCCCTGGCACAGAACAGTCACTTGACCGCCCGACACATCAAGGTCGGTCACACGCCAGCGCCCAAGCTCCTTGACGAACGCCATGCTCGCGTCGTGGTGGGTGATCGTGACGCGCGCGCCCTTCGCCAGCCACGGGAACGTGCCGTCGCGCAGGTCCCAGTGTGAGATCGCGGGGAACGACAGGCCAAGGGTCATCTCGCCGTACGGCTCGGCCCACGCCATGTCGCCGATCTTCGTGCGGACACCGCGGACGTAGGTGCGATCCCGCCCGTTGATGCGGACACGGCGGTAGCCCCAGTCGGGCGTGGTGACGGCGCTGACCGGCTCGACCACTGCGGCGTCCTCCTACGGGGTGGGCACGACGGGGCGGCCGGTGTCGGGGTCTGCCTCGAGCGTGGGCCAGGTGACGCGGTTGGTGCGGATCGGCTGCCACGTCGAGTCGGCCGCGGGCGTCGGCTCGATGAGGGAGATCGTGGCGTCCCACACGCACACGCCGCCCGTGCCTTGCGACCAGTCGTCGGTCCATGCGCCGAGCGGGAGCTGGTTGTTGGCGCTGACGGTGATAGCGCCGAGGGTGACGGCGATTGCACCCTCACGCTCGCCACCCGTGTCACCTTCGGCCGCGACCGTGATCGCCGCAAGGGTGACGGCCGAATCGCCGTCGATGGGCAGCGGGACGAACGTGCCACTCGCCGCCACGGCCAGCGCGCCAAGGGTGACGGCGGACGTGCCGGTGACGGGGTTGACTACCGCGCCAGAGCCGTCGACATCGACAGCGCCGAGGGTGACGGCAGCGGTGCCGGTGACGAACGGGTTGGTTACCTCACCCGACGCGGCGACCGTGACCGCGCCGAGAGTGACAGCAGCGGTGCCAGTGCGAGCCGGGGGGGTATGGGCGCCCGTGGCGTCGACATCGACCGCGCCCAGCGTCGCCGTGGCGGCGCCGGTGCGGTTGTCGCTGCCACCCGCGGCGGCAGAGCCGTAGGCGACGCCACCGAAGGCGTTGCTGCCGTAGGCCATGCGCTAGGTCAGGAAGCGGGCATGGTGACGGTCATGGACGTGACGGACACGGTGCCCCCGGTGACGATGCTCGTCGAGTCGAGGTTGAGGTCCGCGCCCGACGTGCCCACCGTCAGGTCCATGATCGCCACGTTGTCCGAGTCGAACACGCGGGCATAACCCGCAGTGCCGTCGGCGTCGGCGGAGGTGTCCGACGTGATCGCGGAAGCGGTCGCCACGCCCGTCGCCGCGTTGCCGAACGCCGGGTCCGAGAAGGTCAGGGTAGCGAGCAGCGTGCCCGTGGCGGCCGACCCGATGCCAGGACTCGAGCCGGTCCTGATCTGGAGGTAGCCCGCGGCCGAACCGGCGTCGATCAGGTCGACGACGGCGTTGCAGGCGGCATTGCGGGCGGCGGTGGAGATGGTTGCCACGGGTCTACTCCTCGTCCAGAGCGTCGGAATCCAGGTCAAGCTCGGAGATCACGAAACCCCCGGCAGCGATGATGGGCTTGACGCCCGCCACGTCCACGTCGATCTCCTCAGGCAGTTGCCACGACGGGCCGTAGACCGTCGGCGTGCCCGATGCGGTGTCGACGGCCTGAGCCCACGTCGCCACCCGGTCGTACGAGCCCGACGACGTGGTGCCGTCGACCTGGCTCGCGTTGGCCTTCTGGCCGTCCGCAGCGGCAGGCCACATGGCGCCCGAGGTCATGTCGATGGGGCCGATGCGCGCATACCCGCCGCCCGAGCACTCCACGCCAGGGTCGTCTGGGTCGTCGGGGTTGCCGTCGAGCAGGCGGATGTAGAGGTTGTTCGGGAACAGGCTCGACTTCGACGCGCCGGCCTGAGCGTTCACGATCAGGTTGCGCCACGAGACAGGAACGGGCATCAGGACGACCCCTCGGAGACGGTCGGGTGCGGCGCGACGCGGCAGGTGACCCGCACCGGCACCTTGGCGGCGTTGAGCTCCAGCGGCGTCGTCTCGTCGGGAGTGACGTCGGCGGGCCGCAGCGCCCGCCATGTCTCCACGCGGCCGCCGTCGAATGTGAGCTCGAGGTACCAGGTGCGCAGCGCCGGGTTGCCCAGCTCGTCGACGAGGACCTGCTCGAGGTCTGCAGCGCCGGCAGCGTCGAAGCCGCGGCAGTCGACCAGCAGGACGATGTCCTGCGCCGCGGGGACGGCCTGGATCAGGGTCTCGCCGGGCACGTCCTCGAAGTCGACGGTGCGGTGACGGAAGGTGCGGCCGGCGCGGGTGACGCGGCGCACCCGGTAGCCGTTGGCGGCGGTGATGGCCAGGATCTCGGCGCTCGACTCGTCGAGGGCGCGCGCGGCGAGGATGCTCACTGCATCACCGCCAGGCTGTTGAGGCTGTCCCACGCCCGGTGCGGGTCGGGGGTCTGGATGACGACGGTCTGCGCGTTGACGATGCGCCGGTTGTCGGCGGTGGACAGCGAGTGGTTGGGCACGATGCTGCCGTGCGCTCCGGGCACGAACATCTCGGGCCCCTCCTCGCCGACCAGGTAGGGCTGGCCGGCCGTGACGGGCCCGCCGACGGCGCGCCGCCGCCGGGGGCCGCTGTCCTGGGCCCACTGCTCGTAGTTGCCCTGCCGGTCGGCCATCGCCTCGTCGCGGCGGGTCTCGGTGACGATGACCTCGACGGGGATGGTGCGGGGGATCTGGTTGAGCTCGTCCCGCAGCGTCCGGGCCTGCTCGAAGGCGGCGTCGTAGCCGTTGATGTAGACCTGGGTCGGCACCTTGCCGGGGATGAGGCCCAGCTGGCGCGCGTACTTGCGGGCTTCCTCCCTGGTGTAGCCGAGCTGCGTGGCGACCTCGATGAACTTCTGCCGGCCGCGCTCCATCTCGGCGCGCGACTTGAAGCCGGTGCCGTCGAGGGCGAGCAGCTCGGCGGCCGACTTCTTGATGTCGTCGGCCATCTCCCGCATGGCGTCCCGGTTGTCCAGGGCCGCCTCGCTGTTGCCCTTGAGGGTGATGGCGGCCTCGGCGGCGGCGACGGCCTGCTCGGCGCGGGCGACACGCTCCGCGGCCGACTCCCGGGCGGCGTCACTGTCGGCGTCGGCGAGATCCTGCTGCGCCTCGACGAGGTCGACCTGCGCATCCTTGAGGTCCCGAAGAGGCTGCAGCGCGTCGAGGCGCGACTGGCTGACAGCGTCCTGGGCGCCCTCGATGTCGCTGTAGCGGGTGCCAAGCTCCTCGATGATCTCCTGCATGGCCTTGAGCTCGTCGGCGGCCTGCTCGGCGGACTGCTCGGTCTCGCCGATGGCGCCGGAGAAGTCCCCTGCCGCGACGGAGGCGTCGTCGAAGTTGCCGCCGACGTCGCCGGTGAGGTCTGCGAGGTGGCCGATGGACGCGCCCGACGTCGCCGCCTTGTCGGCGGCAGCGGCTGCCTCGTCGTAGAAGCCGCTTGCCCGCTTCCACGCCTCGCCCCATGCCTCGCCGGGGTTGTTGGTGCCTTCGCCGGGGAAGTTGAAGACCGCGCCGGGCATCTCGCCGAGGGTGCGGACGATGTCGACGGCGGACATGCCGGCCGGCATGTCGGGGTCGGAGGAGCCGATTCCGTCGAGCGCGCCAGCGACGCCGTCGATGCCGGTGATGGCGGCGGCGGCCCCTTCCGCGATGGCCACGAAGCCTTCGGCGAGCGGGGTGCCGCCTTCGATGGCGGCGTCGCGCATCTTGTTCTTGGCGACCTCGAGCCGGGACGCCATCGTCTCGTAGCGCTTGTTGGCCTCCTCGACGAGGGCGGTGTTCTCCTCGAAAGCTTCGTTGCCCATGTCCATCGACTCGGTGAACATGTCGGAGGCGGCGGCCGCCGAGCGCAGCGCGTTGCCGACGCGCACGTCGACGAAGCCGAGGTCCTCGAGGATGGGCGTGATGGACTCGCCAGACGCCTGGATGCGGCCCAGCCCGCCGATGAAGGCGGTGATGGCGCTGCCGGCGTCCTCGCGGAACGCGGTGGCGAACTCGCCGACGGACATGCCGGCGACCGACGCGAACGTCTCGAGCTTGTTGTTGCCCAGGTCGACGGCCTTGGAGATGTCGATCATGACCTTGGAGATGGCGGTGCCGCCGGCCTCGGCCTCGATGCCGACCGACGACAGGGCGTTCGCCAGGCCGAGCACGTCGCCCTCGGTGAATCCGAGCATGGCGCCGGCGGAGGCGATGCGCACCGCCATGTCGGCGATCTCGCGCTCGGTGCTCGCGCCGGAGTTGCCGAGCGCGACGATGGAGGAACCGAGCCGCTCCACGTCCGCCTGCGAGGTGCCCATGATGTTCATGAAGCGGGCCAGAGCGGTGGCGGCCTCGTCGGCGGACAGGTTCGTCGTCTCGCCGAGGTCGACCATCGTCTTGGTGAAGGCGGTGATGTTGTCGCGCTGGATGCCCAGCTGCCCGCCCGCCTCGGCGACGGCGGCGATCTCCTCGTGCGTGGACGGCAGGACCTTGGCCAGGTTGCGCAGCTCGCCTTCGAGGGCGGCCATCTGCTCGGGGGAACCGTCAACGGTCTTCGTGACGCCGGCCCACGCCGACTCCCAGGAGATGGCGGCCTTGCTGGCGGCGACGGCGGCGACGCCCACGCCGACGACGGCGCCCATGGCGGGCGTCATGAAGCCGGGCAGCAGCCCCGACTGCTGGCCGATCTGCCCGAGGTTGTCCTTGAAGGTGCCCAGCCGGGACGACGCGCCGGCCGCCTTGTCGCCGAGGCGCCCGAGGGATCCGGTGAAGGTGGCGACGCCACGGTCGGCGGACGTCGCGGCCGTGGCGATCGACTGGCCGAGGGCGGAGAAGTCGCCGCCAGCGGTGCGCAGGCCCTTCGACGTGACGGCGACGCGGCCGCCGAGCGTGCCGAGGCTGGCGCTCGCGGCCGCGGCCTTCCCACCGAGCGTGTCCACGCTGCGCCCAGCGGTGGTGGCCATCGCCGCGGTGGACGAGGTGGACGTGCGCGCAGTCCGCTCGGCCCTGTCGAGGGTGCGGTTCCACTGGGAGTCGTCGAGGCGGAGGTAGCCGACGAGCTCGCCCACGGTCAGCGCCACACGGGCCTCCTCGTCAGATGGTCTTCAGCCATTCCCACTGCGCCTGCTGGTCGTCGCCGACCAGGTCCTCGATGGGGGTGGGCTCGTGGCGGCGCACCGCCCGGTAGAGGCTGTCGCCGGACAGCCCGGCGAGCCCCGTCCAGAAGTCGTCCACCGGCAGCTCCCCGAGGCGTGAGGGGGTGATGCCGTACTCACGCCAGAAGTCGGCCTGGATCGCTACCCAATGGCGTCGGACGTGCCGCCACGGGTCTCGGCTTCCCCCGCCGCACCACCTGCCCCACTGGGGTCGGCGATGGCGCGGTAGACGTCGGCCATGGGGACGTTCTCCCCGCGGCCGTTGCGCATGCCCCAGATGATGAGCGCCAGGAAGGCGTCGTTGTCGGCGCCGCCCTGGTAGAGCCGCTGCGCGAGGGTGTCGTCGGCGTACAGGTCGTCGACGAAGCCGCGCAGCGTGTCGACGGTGATGAGCTCCTCGCGGCGCCGGGCGACGATGTCTGCCCAGGTGGCCGCCGCGCGGACGGACACGACGGGCGGCGCCTGCACGGTCTGGCCGAACAGGCGCACCTTGGGTCGCGGCCAGTAGGAGCGCAGCCAGGCGTCGAAGTCCTCGGTGCTGTCCTCGACGGGATCCTCGTCGCGGATGTCCAGTGCCCCGGTGGGGGCGGCGTCGGGGACGGCAGCCGTGCCGCCCCCACCGGGAGCCTTCGTGGTGCCGTCCATGCTTCCTCCGGTCAGGACGAGGCGACTGCCTCGGTGGTCGGGGCGCCCTTGCGGGTGAAGGTGAAGTTGAGCGCCGACTTGTCGTTCGTGCCGCCGCCCTGCGCGGTGTTGCGCACGGTGACGTCCCAGACGATCCACTCGTCGCTGTAGGTGTTGCGGAAGCGGATCGTGCCGCCGGATGCGGGCCCGGTGGCGTTGGCGAGGGTGAGGAGGCGGGCGAACGCGCCGGCGGCCTCGCCGGTGGCGTCGTCGACGATGTCGAACGACTCGACCTGCAGCTCGGCGCCGCGCTGCATGACCTCCTCGTCGTAGTAGCCGGCGTTGTCGAAGTCGGTGATCTCGGCGGTGACGGCGTTGGCGTCGGGGTTGACGTTGAAGGTGCGCATGTTGGGCACGTCGAGCCAGGAGCCGGGGGTGTTGCTCTCGACCTCGAGGACGTACGACCGCGCGTTGAGGCGGACCAGGGCCATGGTGCTTCCTCCTGTTGAGGGGTGGGGGGTGCTACGCCTACGCGCGGTGTGCGGAGGCGGGGTTGGTGACCTGCACGCGCAGGTTGACGACGTGCTCGTGACGGCCGTTGCCGTCCTGACCGATGGAGACGGGCCCGCCTTGCACGCCGAGGATCGACTCGCAGACGGTGCCGTCGGGCAGGGTGAGGAACGACGCGCCGTGCAGCAGGTCGTAGGCGGACTGGGCGCGGCCGCGGGACACGCCCGGGTTGGCGGTGCCGCGGAAGCGCAGCTGCACGCGCACCTCGTCCATGTCTGCGACGGCCGACGCCTCGCCGGCGCCGTACTGCCACACGCTGATGACCTGCGGCGGCGCCTGCGGGTTGGTCTCGATGACGATGCCGACCTCGCTGGCGGTGTACGCGCCGGTGGCGCGCCAGGTGCCGATGGCGTTGTCGTCGAGGTACTCGGCCAAGCCGGTGAGCAGCGTCACGTCACCCTCCTGATCTGCTCGGCGACGATGCCGGCGACCGTGTCGGCCTCGGCGGCCATGGGCTCCTCGAGGTACTTGGCCTGGCGGCCCTCGTCGTGGCGGTAGCCGAGCTCCTCGTGCTGCCGCACCGCGTAGGGGGTGTCGTAGGACACGGCGGCGACGAGCCCTTCGGCGGTGGCTGCGCCGGAGCGCTCCAGGGTGCCTTCCTCGATGGGGACGAGGCGGCGCGACTCGGTGAGGAGGTGCTCGGCGGCCAGCGCCACGCCCTTCTCGGCGGCGGCACGGACCTGCTCGCCGGCGACGTCGAGGCGCAGGTTGACGTCGAAGCGGAGCGTCACGGGCCGAACTCGCCGATGCGGCGGCGCAGCTCGAGGGTCTCGGCGTGCGACTGGGCCCACTGCTCGGCCTGGTAGGTGTTGACGCGGCGCAGGCTGGCGATCTGGTCGCAGGCTTCCTGCAGGATGCGGCGCAGGTCGTTGGGGTGGGTGGTCATCGACGCCCGGCGCAGCAGGCCCTCGGGCTCGGCGAACATCAGAGGAGCGCCAGCTCGACGTGGTCAGGGGTGGGGAGACCACCGCCGTCGTGGTCGGAGGCGGTGATGACGCGGGAGGTGCGCTCCCGGCTGGTTCCCGGCCAGACGGTGACGGTCGACTCGGGCGGGCAGACGGTGCCGGGCTTGAGGATGACGGTGGTCTCGGAGACGACCTCGTCGCCGTTGCGGTCGCGGACGAGGCGGCGCTTGTCGGCGACGAAGGCGAGCACGCCGGTGACGGGCGTGTCGTACTCGGGGCCGTAGGCGCCTTCGCCGAGGTAGGCCGCGATGGTGACGCGGTGGCGCAGTAGGTAGTCGGGGACCGAGGCCATCAGCCGTAGGGCCGCTCGTAGTAGTCGAGGACGGCGGCGGGGGTCTGCACGCCCTGCCCGATGAGCCCGGCCAAGGTGAGGATGGTGACGGCGCGGGGGGCCAGCGCGCCCGGGGTGGGGCCGTTGGCGAGGGTGGCGGGCTGCCGGCGGGCGAGGCGCACCGAGCCGATCTGCACGTCGTCGTAGCCGCCGCCGGTGCCGAGCTCGTCGCCGGTGGACTGCCACCACTCGACCTGGGCGCAGGTGGCGTCGCGCAGGGCGTCCTCGACGGCCGCCACGGTCGGGAAGCCGTCGCTGTCTACCTGGTAGACAGCGGTGAGGGTGGCCTGCTCGACGTCGAGGCTGGCGCGGGCGAGCTGCCGGTCGATGTCGGCTGGCACGGTGACGGTGGCGCCGGACTCGTCGGCGCCGACCCACACCTCGTAGTCGGCCTCGGTGGCGTACACGCGCACTGGGCGCCTCCTAGCCGTAGAGGGTGACGAGGGTCTGCTTGGTGACGCGGGCCGCGGTGCCCGGGTCGGCGCCGCAGGTGACGGCGTGCGCGACCCAGTCGGCCTTGCGGGCGGAGCGCGCCGGCGGGGTGGGCGGGGCGGGCTCGTCGAGGATGGTGTCGCGCTTGCCGTCGACGCGCTCCCACAGCCGGGTGTTGGCGGCGAGGCGGTGGTGCAGCCGGGTGCCTTCCTCGCAGGCGACGACCTCGGCGGGGTTGGCCTTGCTGCGGTAGTGCAGACGCATGCCGTCTCCCTTGCTGGGTGCCCGTGGGGGCGGGGTGGCCAGGCCAGCCCCCGCCCCCACGGGTCTGTCAGGTCAGCTCGACGAGGAGCTGACGGTGACGTTGAAGCGGCCGGCGGAGCGGACGCGCTTCACGACGACGGCGCACGGCGCCATCTCGACCTCGCCCTTCTTGACCGCGCCGGCGGTCGTGAAGTCGGGCAGCCAGGTCTGCAGCAGCGGCACACCCGCGGCGGAGACGGCGTGGACACCGTCCATGCCGAAGCGCACGCCGTAGATGGCGGACGCGCCGTCCGTGGTGCCGATGATGTCCGAGCTCGAGCCGGGCTTCTCCCGCAGGTTCACGAACGGGATGCCCCGGTACGACTCGACCTCGAGGCCGAACTCGTCGCGCGTCTTCTCGTAGTAGTCGGCGCGGCGGGCGATGGAGCGCAGGCGGGCGATGCCCTTGGTGTTGCCGAACAGGGCGTCGGGCACGCCGTCGAACTCGTCGACCCACTCGTCGAGCTCGTCGAGGGCGTCGTGCGCACCGGCGAGCGTCGCCACGGCCGACCAGTCGGTCGTGGCGGTCACGTCGGTGACGGAGCCGTTGACGATGGCGGCCAGGCCGGCGAAGCCGGGGCTGGCCTGGTCGAACGCGGCGGCGGTGCCGTTGATGAACTCGTCGTGGAAGTCGGCGATGACGCTCTTGTTGAGGGAGCGGATCTGCCACGCGACCTCGGTGGCGGCGGCGGGGCCGACGTTGGCGAGCACGCGGTCCACCTGGAACGACCCACCGAAGGGCACCAGGTTGACGGTGTACTGCTGGCGGACCGCCTCGGCGGCGACGTACTCGGTGTTCTGCTGGCGGGACGCGGCGCCGCGCTCGGTCGTCTCACGGACGTAGCCGTAGACCAGCGTGGATCCGCCGCCGGCGGGGTTGACGCAGTCGTCGAAGGTGAGCGCGTTGAGCAGGTAGGAGCTCTTCCGCGCCTCGTCGATGACCGCGAGGTCGATGTCGTTGAGAGCGCCTCGCATCGCGCTCGTCAGGGTGATGGCCATGGTGGCGGGGTCCTCTCGGGAGGGTGGGGACGACTAGGAGCCGAAGGCTCGGGCGACCGCGTCGTCGAGGTTGGGGGTGGTGTTGGTGCGTCCCCCGGTCCCGCCGGGGTGCTGCGTTCCGCTCTTGGCCGGCACCTGGCCGACCTTGAGGTCGTTCTCCTCGACGTACTTGGCGACGGCGGCCGCCACCTGGGCGGGGTAGTCGTCGGCGGTGAGGTCGAGGGTGTCGAGCACGCCGTCGCCGAGGATGGCGGCGCGTGCGATGGGCTTGGCCTGCACGGCGTGCAGGGCGTCGGTGAGTGCGGACCTGCGGGTGAGGTCGGCGATGCGGGCGTCACGCTCGGCGATCTGCTGGGCGAGCGCGGCCGGGTCGGGCTGCTCGTCGTCCGGCTTGAGTCCGAGGGCTTTGGCGATCGAGTTCTTGAACGCCTCGAGCTCACCGAGCGCCTTTTCCTGCGTCTGCTGCGCTTCGCGTAGCTCCATGCGGTAGCGCTGCGCTTGCGCGTTGGCCCGCTTGATGCGGCCGTCTTCGGTCTCCTGTGTGGCCTGCTCGTCGCCGTCCGAGGTGGGAGCATCAGGGGCGAGGAAAGCGGGCGTCTGGGCGGCGCTGACGGCCGTCTCGATGGTGCTGGGGGTGGTGACCTCAGCGGTTGCCGTCTCGGACATGAGGGAGCCTCCTGGGCTTCTCGGGGTGGAGCCCGGGCCTGCCGGGCGATGGTTGCGAACCGCCGGGATGGCGGTGGCTCAGATGGCGACGCCGATGCGTTCGCGCGCCGACTGCCGCTTGAGGGCGGGGTTGGTGTCGAGGTGCTGGCGCATGGCGCCCTGCCAGGTCCGTACCCGGGTGGCCGCGGCGGCGCGGGTCTGCGGGTCGAGCGCGACGGCCTCGCGGCGCTTCCAGCGTCGGATGCCCCGCTCGAGGTAGCGCTGCTTCTGCTGCGCCTCGTACCCGGCCGGCTCGCCCCTGGCAGCGGTGAGGCGGGTGGCGCCCGGCAGGTAGGCGGACAAGGAGTGCCGGCAGTTGGGGTGGAACAGCCCCGCGGCCTGCGCCTGCGAGACGGTCCCGGCCACGGCGACGGTGGTGGTCTGCCCGGTCAATGCCGACTGGGCCTGGATGGTGCCGGCCACGCCGCCGGACTGCGACAGCACCTTCCCCTCCCAGGGGCGGCACAGGGGGCATTCGCGTGGCGCGTCGGACACGATGACCAGGTCGACGCCCGATGCGGCCAGGTAGTCGAGGTGGCCTTGCACCTGGGCCCGGCCGGCAACGGTGCGGGTGGCCATCTCGACGTAGGACTCGAGGCGCCAGCGTCGCCCGGCCCGGTCGGTGAAGCCGGTCACGCCGCGGTCGGCGAGGGTGTCGAGGACCCGCTGGGCGTTGCGACGGCGGGTGTCGGCGCCAGTGAGGACGCCGCCGATGTTGGTGGCGACGGCCTGCCGGTAGGCGTCCAGGGTGCCGCGCAGGATGCCCACCCGGGTTGCGGCGACTGCGCCGACGGCCTCGGCGGCGAGCCGGTCGACGGCCATGGCGCGGGCCGGTGGCAGCACCTGCTCGACAGCGAGGGCCTGCAGGTCGGCGACGGCCTGCGCCGATCCGGTGGCGTAGGCGCGCTGCACCGCGTCGCGGATGGCCGCGGCGGTCTGCGTGTCCAGGCCGGCCAGGTCCCGTTCGGCGAGGCGCCGCAGGGTCTGCAGCTCGGCGAGCTTGCGGACGGCCCAGTCGGGCGAGTCGAGCCCGGCGCCCAGGTAGCGGGCGAGGAGCCGCAGCATCGCCATCTCGGCGTCGGCGTAGATCCGCAGCACCTCCGCGTAGACGCGGGGCGACACGTCAGGGGAGGACGGCATCCCAGGTCAGACTATGCCTGCGCCTCGTCGGGGACGAGGGCGAGCGGGTCCGGCATGGCGAACGAGCGTTCGGAGGCGATGCGGGCGGCCTCCTCGGCGACGGCCTGCTCGTCCCAGTCGGGGTGCACCATCGCCACGAGCGTCTCGGCGGAGGCGGCCTGCGCCCGGGACAGCAGCTCGGCGGTGGCGGCCAGCTGCTGCTGGTCGGGCTGCACCGCGGCAGGGAACTCCACGGCGACGTCCTGGCCGCCGGCGCCGCTGGCGAAGACGGCCTGGTCGACGTCGAGCAGCGCGGGCAGGATCTGGCGCAGCGCGGCGGTCCAGTAGCGGGTCTTCTTCTCGCGGGTGACGAGGGAGCGCTGCTGGCGGGCGTGGACCTCGGTGGCGGTGATGACGTTGTCGCCGTCGGTCTCGCCGAAGGTGGAGGCGGAGTAGCCGGCGGCGCGCACGGCCTGCTCGACGAGGGCCTGCGCGGTGGCCTGGTGCTCGGCCCAGCGGATGGCGAACTGGTTGGGCGTGATCTCGACGGCGCCGCCCGGCTTGGGCAGCATGTTGAGGGACGCGAAGACCTCGCGGTCCTCGTCGAAGGTGGCGCCGCGGCCGGGCCCGTTGTTCTCCAGGTACGCCTCGGGAACGAGGATGCGGGCCCTGCCGAGCCGCACGTCCCGCATCCACGACGAGTATGTCTCGTCGAGGGCGTCGAAGATCGGCTCGATGCCGTCGAAGTCGGAGCGGCCGAGCGCGGCCAGGTCGGGCATGGACCGCCAGGTGCGGTTGGGCCGCATGTTCGGGATGTGCACCGCGGTGAGGCGCTGCGAGCCGGTCTCGAGGTAGCCCTCGGCGTTGACCTGCAGGTCGGCCGTCGAGGGGTGCTCGGCGAGCGGCACGGGCCGCCCGAGCTCGCTGTCGGAGCCCTGGTAGAGCGCGTGGTAGATGGCGCCGCGCTCGTGGCGTTCGAGGTGGCGCAGCACCATGCCGGGCTCGCGGTCCACCTCGTGCCAGAAGGTGACGGCGGCGAGGCGGCCCCAGCGGAACTCGGGGATGGCGGCGTCGGCGGACACGGCGTCGAGGAAGGCGTGGTCGGCGATTTCGGCGTCCCACTGCACCCGCAGGTAGGCGCCGCCGAGCGCGGCGGCCACCTCGGCGGCCTCGAGCAGCTCGGTGTGGACGCCGTCGTCGAGGATGACGTCGAGACGCTCCTGCGCGGCCTGGGTGCCGCCGTCGACGAGCATGCTGGGCACCTCGGAGAACAGCAGGTCGGCCGAGGTCGTGGCGATGTCGGCGGGCAGCGGCACGTGCAGGCGGGTGCGGGACTGCCCGGCGGGGGTGGGGCGGCCCCAGAACCAGCGGGCCACGGCGCCGACGACGCCGCCGGAGAACTGCGCGGGGCGGGCCGTGAGGCGGCGCCGGTACACGTCGTGGAGGGTCTCGGGCTTCCCGACGTACCAGGCGTCCCAGGTGGCCATCGCGGCGTAGGCGGTGTCGAACGGCTTGGGGGGCCACGCGATGCTGGCGTCAGGCAGCGGCACGGGCTTCCCCTTCCAGCGGGATCATGTTGGCCCACAGGGCCTGGGTCGATGCGATCGCGTAGCGGGCGGCGTCGAGGGAGTGGTCGGCGACCTTCACGGGCTTGTCCTCGCCCTTCTCGGTGGCCTTCGGGTCCCACGAGTAGCCGGGGATCTCGCCGAGCAGCCAGGTGCAGGAGTCGTGGATGGCCAGGGCGTCGGTGGCCAGCAGGGACGACACGGTGCGGATGCCGTACACGACGTCGTTGTCGGCGTCGGTGCAGGTGAGCCCGTCGCGCCACAGCTGCACCTTGAACGAGGCGGCGGCCGGGTCGACGACGACCCATTCGGGCTTGACGGGCAGCCATGCGCGCAGCGCCTGCGACTGCTCGGCGTCGGTGAGCCTGGTCGTGGAGTCGGTGGGCTGGATGCGCCACTCGTCGGTCAGGTAGAGGCGGCGCTGGCTGGGTGACAGGCCGAGCATGAGCGCGGCGGAGGCGTTCGTGGTGCCGTAGTCCACGCCGAGGGCGAGCCAGCGCAGGTCGTCGGGCAGGTCGTGGACGACGTGGCGGGCCGGGTCGAAGCTGTCGTAGACGGCGCCGTCGGCGGCGACCCACTCGCCAAGGATGAAGCGGCGGCGCCACAGGCCGGTGTACTGCCGCTTCAGCCCCTCGACGTAGTCGGCGTCGAGGAACGGGTTGTCGTCGAGGACGAAGCGGAAGATGCGGTAGCCGAGCTCGGCGGCCCGGTCGATCCACTTCGTCTTCAGCCAGTGCGCGGGGTTGTCCGGGTTGGTGGTGGCGAACATCTGCGCGCCGGTGACGGACAGCCGGGCGAACAGCTGGGTGAAGAATTCCTCGGGGATGACGGTGGCCTCGTCGACGTAGGCGCCGGCGCAGGTCAAGCCTCGGAGGATCTTCTCGGCCTTGGCGTCGGATGCGCCGAGGACGTGGACGGTGCGGCCGAACATGACCGCGGTGGGTGCGCCGCGGGTGTAGGTGGTGGCGGCGGCGAGCGGCCCGAACAGGCCGGGGTCCATGAGGGGGCTGAAGACGTTGCGGTAGATCGAGTCGCGGGTGCGGCCGACGACGACGAGCTCGCCGCCGAAGGGGGCCTGTGCGACGTAGGTGAGCCAGCGCAGCAGCGACGACACGGTCTTGCCGGAGCGGACTGCGCCTTCCCAGATGTTGACCTTGGCGTCGGCGTGGACGACGCTGCGGGCCTGCTTGGGGGAGAGGCCGAGGTCAGCCTCCAGTGTCATCGGCTGCCTGGGCGACGGCGTTGGCGATGGCCTTGCCGAGCCCGATGGCCTGCGCGGCGAGCTCGGTGTCGCGGGCCCGGTCGGCGTCGTGCTGCTCGAGCTTCAGCGCCGAGGCGAGGTGGGCGGTCATGGCGGAGGCGAGGTAGCGCTCGTCGCTGGGCGGGACGAAGTGGAGGTCCCGTGGTTCCTGCTCGCCGGGCCCACAGGGCACGAGGGTGGTGAAGCTGTCGGCCTCGAGGCGGGCGAGGAGCGCCTCGGCGCGGTCGTAGAGGCGGTGGATGATGTCGACGCGACGGGCGCGGGCCTCTTCGGTGCGGGCCTTGGTGGCGACGGCGGTCTGGCGCCGGTCGAAGGGCAGGCCGAGGGCCTTGGCTCGCAGCGACACGTCCTTGTTGGTGACGTTCATGCGGCGGGCGATCTCGTTGCAGCCGACACCTTCGGCGTGCAGGGCGCGCAGCTGCTCGTCCTGCTGGCTGGTGAACGGCATCGGGTGCTCCCTTCGGGGACGGTCCTGCCGTCCTCCGTGACGCCGCGCCTGGCGGCGTGTGTCAGGTGATGGTGAGGCTGCGGGAGGCGCGAAGGACGGGCGCCTCGGGTGCGTCGGTGATCCGCACCCACACGTCGTAGGTGCCGGGGGCGAGGGTGTTGCTGGGCGGGCCGACGAGGATCTTGGCGTCGGCGCCGTCCCACTCGTCGACGGCGGTGAAGTCGCCGGTCTCGGGGCGCACGCCCTGGTCGACGATGGCGATCTCGACGGTGGCGCCGCTGAGGTCGGTGTCGGATGCGATGCGGACGCTCAGGTACTCAAGGCTGTCGCGGTCGATGCGAGCCACTGAGCCTCCTCGGTGCGGGCGGTGTCGGTGCGGTCGCGGACCTGGGCGGCCCGGGCTGGTTCGGCGGTGCGGGCGGAGCGGGCGACGTCGTCGTGCAGGGCGACGGAGCGGAGCGTGTCGAGCAGCCGCGCCTGGACGAGGATGTCGCGCGTGCTGCCGCCGACTGGGTCGCCGGTGACGAGCACCTCGACGGGGATGGTCCCGGCGGCCCGCAGCAGCGCGGTGACGGCGCCGAGCATCTGCGCGGTGACGGTGACGGTGCCAGCGGCGGGGCGCCTGGCGGTGACGGTTCCGGCGGTGTTGGCGTCGGCGGCGACGGCCCCGGCGGCGGCGAGGCGGGAGGTGACGGTGCCGGCAGCGCTGGTGGCGAGGGCGATGGTGCCCGACGCGGCGTAGGTGGTGACGTTGGGGGCGATGGTGGCGTCGCCAATGACGGTGACGAGCGCCTCGACGGTGCCGGTGACGGGCTGGATGGTGGCTGCGGTGCCGGCCGTGGCGGCGGTCGCCTCGACGGTCCCGGCGGCGAGCAGGATGGCCGTGGTGGTGCCGCTGGCGGCTGCGAGCGCCTCGCTGGCCCCTGCTGCCCGCAGGGTGCTTGTGACCGCACCAGACGCGCTCGACGTTGCCGTGACGGTGCCGCTGGCGGCGTAGGTGACGCCCTGGCGGTCGGCGTTGCCGGTGACGGTCGTGGTTGCTTCGACGGTGCCGGCCGCGGCGAGCACTGAGGTGACCGCGCCGGCGGTGCTGGTCGTGGCGGCGCTGGCGCCGGATGCCAGCAGGTACGAGGTGACCGCGCCCGCCGTGGTCGAGGTCGAGGCGTCCGTGCCAGCGGCCAGCAGGATGGACGTGACCGCCCCGGCCGTGGTGGACACAGACGAGTCCGTGCCACTGGCTGTGAAGCGCGCCGCGACCGCGCCTGCCGTCGTGGACGTGCCCGTGACGCTGCCCGATGCGGGCTGCACGTAGGTGGCGGCGCCCGCGACGGTCGACTCGGCTGCGATGGTGCCCGACGCGGCGTAGGTGGTGCCCGCGGCTTCGAGCTGCTGCGTCGCCGCCTCTAGCGGCTGGTACCACCAGAGGCTCATGGGCTACGCGACCTTCCGAATGCTCCAAGCGATCGAACGGTCAGACCCGGCGATGCGCGTCAGTGAGTAGTCCCACTTGTGCAGCAGGATCAGCGACGGGAACACCGTCAGCGGGGTGCCGACGGGGCCGGGCACGTTCTCCTCGAAGATGACGCGCGCGGTGCCGCCAGACGAGATCGCATCCCACGCGCGCACGCGGAAGATGTCACCCGCGACGAGGTTGTGGAGCTCGAGCGCGAGCTGGTACACGCCGTCGTCGGCCTGCCCCGAGCCCTGCGTGGTGGATGCGGCGGCAAGGAAGTACTCGGTGACGCCGATCGTGGCCGACGACTGGAACGCCTCACTGATCGCCATGTCAGTCCACCCCGTAGACGATTGCGTCGAAGGACGCGCCGGTCGTGTTGTGCATGGTCGCCACGCGCAGGTCGAGCCCGGCCGGCAGGTTCCACAGCATCCCGGCGAGCGCCTGGTTGGCCTCGTTGGCGTGGATCGACTCGGTGCCCGTGTCGGTGAAGCCCTGCAAGTCCGTCACGAGCACACTGGACGCGCCCAGCGTGATCTGCGCCCGCACCCGCTGGTCGGTGACCGTCGTGCGCGTGCCAGGGCCGAGGCCGAGTTGCATGTACTTGATCGGGTTCGTGGTCGAGCCGCTGACCGCAACCGCCGTCCCGTAGGCGTTGTTGCCCGACGTGTTCGTGGTGCCCCGCGAGTTGGCCGCGTCCACCCCGTACGCCGTCACCCGCGAGCCGACGAACCCGAGTTGCGTCGGCCGCTGCAACAGATGCACCGACACCAGCACCGTGTCCGCCGTGATGAGCGCCTGCGAACGTGCCGACAGCCGCGTCCCAGACGGGATGAACAGCGGGAAGAAGTACGACTTGACTGCCGCAGACGAGGCTTGCGGCAAAGTCCAGCCCGCGTGCAGGTCGGGGATCAGCACGACCTCGGACGCCGCAGCGCCACGCATGATGTCGAGCAGCACGTTCGTCGCCACGTTCGACGACGCAGTGTTCTCGACGTGCACGAAGATGCCGTACGAGTCCGCCGACGTGGACGCGATCAACTGCGTTGGCGTCGTGCCCTTCGTGTGGATCGAAGCGTTCGCCGCGATCGACGTGCCCGCTGCCGAAGTCGTCGTCGGAAGGGTCTGCGACGACGTGTAGCCGGGACGCGCCGGATTCAGCAGCATCGAGTCAGGTCAGGGTGATGTCGAGCTCGCCGACGGCCCACTCGAGCTTGTCGCCCGACAGCAGCGCGCGAGGCGTCGTCAACGCCTGCCACTCCGTCCGCTGCGTGCCGCCCGACGACGCTGTGTAGATGGCGAAGTGCGACACCGTGACCGAGCCGGACGCCGCCGCGCTCGTCAGGACGTTCGCGTTCGACTTCACCGACGGGTTTGCGGCCGTTGCCGCAGCCCAGCCCGTCGCGCCGACCGCCGTGCGCGCCAGGCTGCCCGTCTCGGACGACCCGTTCGCGCTGTAGGCGATGTGGTCCGTCGCCCCCGTGGTCGGGAAGCGGGCATCGAGAGTCGCCTGGCTCTCCGCAATCGTGAAGCTCACGTCGTCTCCTCAGTGCTTCTCGTAGGGGGACGGCTCGGTGAACCGCGCCCGGATCTGCTGTCCTGTCGCGCCCTGCCACGCCGCCGGCGACGTCGACGCCCACCCGCCGGCCGGCAAGGCGGCCGGGTCGTGCACCTTCACGTCCAGGGCCTCCACGCCGCCCAGGGCGGCCACGTTGGCCAGGACGCTGCGCCACTGCCACGGCTGCTGCAGGTCCGCCCAGCGGTCCAGCACCAGGCGCAGCACGTCGCGGTCGACGACCAGCGGCTGGTGGTGCTCGTACGACAGCGGCTGCGTGATGCCGCGCGCGGTGAGCAGCTGCAGCGTCTGCGTCAGGCTGCGGGCGAAGCGGTTGCCCAGCGGCGCGAGCTCGGCGGCCATCGTGGCCAGCGGCCCGCGGTGCACCGTCTCGTAGGCGTCGAGGGGCGCCATGCGGAAGAAGTCGTCGTTCCACAGTGCGAACCGCGGCGGGCAGTCGGGGTGGCGCACCATCTCCGCCAGGTGGCCACGGACCTTCGCGTACTGGTCGATGCCTTCCTGGGGGCGGGGCAGCACCGTCACGTTGGCCAGCCACTGCACCGTGTCGCCGAGCACCCACACGCGCCCGTGGGGGACGTGGGCGTGCAGGCTGCGCAGCGAGTAGCGCAGCTCCTCGTTGCCGTCGCGGGTGCGCTTCACCGGGTAAACGACGTCCAGGCCGTCGCCGCGGGGCGCGGACACCTTCGGGCGCAGCGAGCAGCGGGAGCGGCCGGCGAGCGACTCGACGGCTGCGCGCCACGTCTCGAGGTCCTCGGCCGGGTCGAGCTCGCGGGCCCTGGCCGCGGCGCGGCGCGACACCTGGGCGTAGACGTCGGGGTCGGACAGCTCGGCGATGGCGTCGGCCCAGCCGGCGGTGTCGTCGCGGTCGACGAAGATGCCGGCGTCGCCGAGCGACTCGCGCAGCCCCGGGGTGGGGTGGGCGATGACCGGGATGCCGGACGCCATCGCCTCGACACCGGTGCGGCCCCACGACTCGTACTCGGACGGCATGAGCAGGATGCGGGTGCGGGCGTACACCTCGTCGCGGATCCGCGGCGTGTTCGCGGCCAGGGTGACGTTGGGCGGCACGACGGGCGGGATGACCTGGCGGCCGTAGGCGCCCTGCACGGCGAGGAAGCGGGTGTCGGGCATGGCGGCGGCGAGGCGCCAGAAGTGGTGGCCGCCCTTGTTGGCGAACAGGTTGATGATCGTCACCAGGTCGCCGGGTGTCGTGGCGTACTCGCGCCAGTCGACGGGCGGGCGGACGACGACGGTGCGGGGCAGGCCGGGGACGGTGGCGAAGTCGGCGCGCATCCACTCGCTGTTGGCGACGAGCAGGGCGCAGCCCGGCAGCCGCGCCCACTGCTTCGACGCGGGGAAGGTGTTGTGCAGGAGGTGCACCGCGGGCACCCCGGCCTCGCGGGCGCGGCGCGTCGTCTCGGCGGTGTTCTCCAGGTGGGTGACGACCACGTCGACGCCGTACAGGTCGGAGCGGCACAGCCCGCCGGCGGGCAGGTTGACCACCTCGACGCCGTCGAGCGGCCCGGGGCGGCCCGGCCGCGACAGAGCGACGCGGACCTGGTGGCCGTGGGCGACGAGATGGCGGAGCATGGCGTGGGCCATCCACTCGGCGCCGGCGTTGTGCGTCGGCGGGTAGGCGTGGAAGACGCCCAGCACGCGCATGGCGCTAGCGGGGCCGCAGGCGGACGTACTGGCCGGCCATCCACACCTCGTAGTGGTCGAGCCGGCCGGTGCCGTCGAAGTCGTCGCGGGTCCAGTGCGAGACGTGCGCCTCGGTGGGGGGCAGACCGTCGCCGTTGTGGAAGTGGTGCTCGGGGGTGGCGATGACGACCCAGCCGGGGATCCGCTCGAGCAGGGCGAGCGCCTCGTCCTTGGGCATGTGCTCGATGACGTCGCCCATGAACACGGTGTCGTAGGTGGCGAGCACGTCGTCGCCGAGCTCGTGGGCGTAGCACAGGTGAAGATGGTCGTAGATGCCGCGCAGCCGGTAGCGGACGACGTAGTCGGGCCAGGCTTCGCAGCCGTCGACGATGGGCGGGCCGTCGAGGAAGCCGCGCAGGAGCACGCCGTAGGTGCCGGCGCCGCAGCCGACGTCGAGGATGCGCTGCGGCTTGGTCTGCCACACGAGGTGGACGGACTTGGGGGCGCCGGCCAGGCTGCTGGTGGGCACTACAGCCTGCGCAGGACGTGCGTCTGGTCGCGCTCCACGCCGTAGGTGAACGGCTCGTCGTGGCGGGCGCTGGCCAGCACCTCGACGGGCAGCGTGGCGAGCACGTCGTCCAGCTGCTGCGGCGTCCAGATGGTGACGTCGGTCCAGTTGGCCGCAATGCGCGGCTGGGTGTGGACGCCGAGGTCGAAGATGACCAGGCCGCCCGGCGCGGTGAGGTCGACGAGCGTGGCGAGCAGGCCGGCGCCGCCGTCGTGGGTGTGGTGGATGAGGACGGCGAGGGCGTAGACCGCGTCGTAGGGCGGGGTGAGGCTAGCGGCGTGGGTGGTGGCGGTGCAGCCTCGGTCGCGCGCCTGGGCGACGAAGGTGGGGCTGGTGTCGTAGCCGTGGGCCTCGGGGACGAGGCGGGTGAGGGGCGCCAGGACGCGCCCGTTGCCGCAGCCGTAGTCGAGCCAGCTGTGCGCGGTGGTCTGGTGCTTGGCGGCGGTGGCGATGAGCTTGTTCGCTGCCTGCCGGCCGGACGCCTCGTAGTCGCCGCGGTCCCAGCCGGACGGATGGATGCAGGCGTCGGCGTCGGGGCGGTGGGCGGCTTGCTCCCACTGGTCGGCGACTTCGTGGGGGGTGAGCACTATCGCCGCTCCTCGTTGGCTTCGATCTCAAGCAGCACCAGCGCCTCGTCCACCTCGCGCCGGTCAGGGTGTGTCCGTCTCCACTCGCCGCGCATCCACGCGCACAGCCAGACGACGGCGGCGAGGCTGAGCAGCGACTTGGGTAGCGCGGGCAGGATGAGCCAGGCGAGTGCGGTCACGGCGAGCAGGGCACGTCGCATCAGCGCCCCCTGACACGCGCCTCGATCCCGTTGATGGTCCCGTCGACGACCAGCAGCGTGAACCTCAGCGCCCACACGACCCAGGTACGCGCGACGATGCGGACGGCGCCCGCGTAGGTCAGGTCGCCGTAGCCGTACGGTTGCGCTGCCACTCTGCGATCTTCACCGCTCCGGCGTGCGCGAGCAGCGCGGTGGCTGCGGCCCAGGCGTCATCGGGGTGCATCGGTTCCCGCACGTACTCCTCGGCGCCGTCGGGGCTGGTTGTCGAACAGGTCGACGGCCAGCAGCAGCAGATCCCGCGGCGTGATGGCGGCCGGGTTGTTGGCCCAGGGGTTGCCAGTCACATGACTGGCTTGTTGGGCACCGCGTACACCCCGAGCGCACCCAGGAACGCCACGACGACCGGCACCCAGCGGGCGTACTCGTCGGGCAGCAGCCCAGCGGTCAGCGCCACACCGAGCGCCGTCAGCAGCGCGGCCAGGAACTTGTTGACGTGGCTCACTCGTCCTCCTGCGTCTCGACCAGCACGGGGGCCTTGAGCCCCGCGTCGTTGATGGCGTGCGCGATCTGGTTGAGCTTGATCCGGTCGAGCCGTTGCGCCTGCTCGATGCGGTTGATGGCGTCGCGCAGGCTGCGGCCACCGTTGGCCTTCAGCTGCGCCTCGGCGCTGTCGAGCCGCTCGGTGATCTGCGTGAGCTGCGGCTGGATCGCGGCGACGATGCCGTTGCGCGTCCACCGGCCCACGAGCGCGACGACGCCGCCGAGCACCAGGATGAGCGCCGCGTAGTCGGACAAGGTGACCAGCCAGTCAGGCATCACCGTCAGCCGAACCGTGCAGCCTTGAAGTGCAGGTAGTTGAGCGTCACGTTGCCGCGCCCGGAGAAGGTGACCCGCACCTCCACCTTGTCGCCGCCGACGAACACGTGGTTGTGGACGCCGCGCCACACGTTGCGGGTCGGCTCGAGGTCGGCCTCGCCGGTCCCGTCGCCCTTCGGCACCCGCACGAAGCGCAGCCGAGCACGCGACGGCGCGATGGTGCCCGTCTTGAACGCGAACTGAGCGTTGAACAGCAGCGCCTGCCCGTCGTGCTTCGTAGTGTCCACCGTCGCCAGGGTGACCTCGCGGCCACGCGGGACGCTCACGTTGTAGACGCTGTGGTAGTCGGCGTACTCGGCCATTGGCTCGTTCCCTGCCTCGTCGGCGTAGCGGTCGATGGTGGGCAGCGCCCGGTACAGCGGGTCGCCCGGGCACGAGGTCGCGTAGAAGTCGCGGTGCCCGCGGACCTGACCGCCAGCGCCGGCCTTCCGCAGTAGCGCGATCCACTCACCGAGCGCGCGGAGCTCCATGTCGGTCGGCGGCTTGTCGTTGGTGCCGCGCATCAGCTGGACGCTCAGGTGCGAACTGTTGCTCGCGTAGGTGCCGTTGCTGCCCACGCGCGTCATCGGGTCGGATGCGCGGTTGCGGCCTTCGAGCACGATGCGGTGCTGGCAGATGATCGCCCCGTACTCCAGCATGCGGGAGCCGCGGGCGCGGTGCTGCGCGTCCCATGCGCGCACGACCTCGCGGCACTTCGCGTGCGAGTCGAAGGCGTACCAGCCGGGGCCGGGGTAGTGGACGGCCACGCCGACGGGGCGCGGGTTGCGCTCGAGCGTGACCGGCCGGCAGCCCCACTCGGCCCACGTGTCGATGCCGACGATGGCGCTCATGTGGCCTCCGTTCGGCAGTTGTGGCACGGGCATGGCCCGCATGGCACGTGCGTCAGCACGCAGCAGCGGGACCGCACGCCCGGCGTCATCTCGGTGAGCGGGGTATGCGAGAACGGCGTCGAGCGGAACGTTGCGTCGGTCGAGCAGGTGGGGCAGACGGCGGTGAAGTCCACCGGCTTGGGTCGCAGCGACGCCAGCATGACGGCCGTGGGGGCGCCGGGCACGATCACCCGCAGTCGCCCTCGTGGTGGCACTGCTCGCAGTCGAGGCACTGCCCGTAGCGCGACGTGCCCATGCCGCACTCGGGGCACGGCGGGTCACGCAGCAGCGGTCCCATGTCCAACGGCTGCGTGTCGTCCAGCTCGTATCGCATCGGATACCCCCGCGTGGTCAGGGCAACGGTCGTACTGCGTCAAGCGCACGCAGCCCGAGTGACCGCAACGCCGCAAGGTGCGCGGCATAGGCAGGTCACTCCTCGAGGTTGAGCGTGTGTCGTGCGAGACAGTCGGCCGCCAGTGACGGCACGACGAAGCGGCGACCGCAATGGTCGCAGCGGTAGGGATCGGTGGAGCCGCTGGGAATCGAACCCAGGTCCCCCTGAGGTCGGCGTGCCGGTCTGCTCAGGAGTCGATGCCTTCCGGCCCCGTCAGTCGAGCCACACCTTGTACTGCGCCGTCACCCGGCCCCGCTGCGGATCCACGAAGTGCAACCGCTGCGACGGCTGCGACGACGCCGCCAGCATCACCCCGGCGTAGCGGTTGTCGCTCTCCGTCGAGCCCGTCATGTACACCGCACCCTCACCCGAGGGCAGCGCCCACTGCTGGTGCTGGTGGTAGTGCCCGACGTACACGTCGGTGAAGCGCCACGGGTAGGCGCCCGACTGCCAGCGCGAGCAGTGGTTCACGATCGTCATCGGCGACGCGAAGCCGTTGCGGCCGATCTCGTCGCCGTGCACCAGCAGGGCCCGGTACTCCCCGATCTGCACCCGCTGAATGTCCTCGGGGCAGTCCTGCCACGTCAGTCGCGGCTCGCCCTCCAGCAGTGAGCGGGCGAGCTCATACGTCATGCGGTCGGCGTTGTCGGAGCGCGGCACCGCGGCCCGCTTCGACCCGAGCCGGCCGTGGTTGCCCCACTCGGCGACGACGGTCACGTTCTCGTAGGTGGCCAGGGCGCGGCGCACCACGTCCGCCAGGAGCCGGCCGACGGTGACGAACTGCTCGAACAGGGTGGCGTCGATCTCGAACGGCTGCGTCGGGAAGTTGAACAGGCCCTCGATCATGTCGCCGCCGAGCAGGATGGTGCAGTCCTTGATGGGGTGGTCGGCGCGCTGGATGTCGGTGATGCGCACGGCGCGCTCGCAGAAGCGGATGACGCGCTGGCGCATCACGTCGCTGTCGTAGCTGGTGGTGCGCTTCGCGCCCTGCCAGTCCGTCAGGTGCCACAGGGCGTGCTCGGCGTCCTTGCGGCGGCGGTCGGGGGCCGGCGCGGCGACGGGCTCGATGGGGCCGAAGGCAAGCGTGGCGTCGCGGACGGCGACGATGGTGGCGTCGACGAGGTGCTCGGTGCGCTGCTTCTCCGACGCCAGGGCCCGCTGGGCGCGGGTGAGGGCGTCGCGCAGCTGCTGCACCTCGTCGGCGCGGCCCGGATCGCGGTCAGCCAGCGACACAGCGGCACTGCTCCCTGCGGTGGCGGCCGATGGACTGCCGGCCGATCAGGTGGCCCTCGGCCTTGAGCTCGGCCCAGATGCCGGACTCGGAGTAGCGGGTGTCGGCGAGCCAGTCTTCGAGGGTGGCGCGGTCGTCGTCGCTGAGCTCGCCAAGCAGGGTGCCGACGGAGCAGGGACGGCCGTTGGGGCGGGCGCGGGGGTCGCGGTCAGCGAGGGCCACTGCCGCCCCGCTGGTCGAGGAGCTCGTCGAGGTAGCGCTCGCAGGCGGCGCGGTGCTCGGGGCAGGACGCGGAACGCATCGAGGCGCGGGCGTTGCTGATGGCCTCGTCGATGTCGGCGAGGTCGACGGTGGCGAGCATCGGGGCCTCCCGTCCTACGGGTCGGGCTCGGGCGTGGTCAGCGTGGAGGCGTCGTCGGGCGCCTTCTCGGCGAGCATGTCGAGGTCGTTGTGGGCGTGGACGAGCAGCGAGCGGGGCACTTGCACGCTGGCGTACAGCCGCTGCGTCGGCGTCATGTCCTTGGTCCAGGCAGGTGCAGGACGCGGTGATGTCCAGCAAGGTGCCGTCTTCGCGGTAGGTCGCCTTGACGCTGCTGTCCACGCCGCTCACCACCCTCGCCGGGGATGCAAGAAGCCCCGGCTGCCTGCGGGCTCCGGGGCTGAATCAGGGCGCACTCGTACGCGCTGGTCACATTGAATCACACCGATGTCATTCGCCGCCACCTCACGCGACCCTCGACGTGTCCGCGGCGGCCACCTCGAGCGTCGCCCGCAGCGCCAGCAGGTACTCCGCCGGGCTGTAGACGCGGCGGCAGCCGGTGCACACCGCCTCGTCGCGCAGGCCGCCCTGGTCGCACCAGCGGCGGTGCGGGCCGTCGTGGCGGCACGGCTGCGGCGGGTCGTAGTGCCGCACCAGCCGCTCCCCGCACTCGAAGCACGGCGCCGGCAGCGTCACGGGCGTGTCCACCAGTCGCAGCGCCGAGCGCACCCGGCCCAGCAGCTGGCGCACCTCCGCCGCGTACTCGTCGAACGCCGGGTGGTGCTGCGCCGCCCAGCCGTGCTGCTCGAGCAGGAACGCCGCGCACGACGCGACGCTGGCCACCGACGGGGCGCCCGGCAGACCCCGCACGGAGCGCCAGTCGTCCTCCCAGCCAGCCAGGGTGCCCACCACGGACGGGGCATCGTCGGGCTGCCCGTCGCGGCACGACACCGCCGCGCCCGGCCCGATGAGGCTCAGCAGGTCCCCGAACGGCATCGGGTGCTCGTCGCCGCCCATGCCGTCCCCGGCGCGGCCCGCGCCGACACGGGCGTGCAGCTCGACGCTCAGCAGCGGGAACAGCTCGGCCGTCTCGGCGACGGTGGAGCGCACCCGGGCGACGCACCGCCCGCACGTCATCGGCTCGTGCTCGGCGAGGCGCCGGCGGTGGCAGACGACGCATGCGCGCGTGGAATCCGGTGTAACGTGGAATGCATTCCCGCTCCGCACATCGCCGCGCATATCTTCGCGCATGTCGTTCCGCATCGTGTCCGGCTGCATTCTTCGCGGCTCCGTTCTCAGAATGGCGGTTCGTCGGGCAGGGGTGCGAATACGGGCTTCTGCGTGACGGCGTTCCCGCAGGCGGGCAGCGGCTCGCCGCAGCGGTGCTCGACGAGGACCTGGGTGCCTGGGCGGCCCTGCCGGTCGACGCTGCGGTGGTAGAGCTCGATGCGGCCCTCGTAGCGGACGGCCTCGTAGGTGCGGCGGCCGGCGAGCAGGGCGAGGACCTCGGTGACGCGGTCGATCGGCCAGGGGTCGACGCGGGCGTCGAGGGCGCAGCGGTCGTTGTCGAGACCGGAGAGGACGACGAGCCGACAGCGGGGGCAGTGGTTCTCGGTGGCGTGCCGGCGGCTCACGGGGTGCCGCTCGGGTCGGGACAGGTGGGGTGTCGTAGTTCGCCGCGGGTGATGGTGAGGTCGACGGGGACGCCGCAGGCGATGCACGGCTGAAGCCGACCTCGCTGGGAGCGTGGGTCGCTGTCCGACGCGACCTCGCTGCCGATAACCCCCCCTACGGGGGGGGTTACCTCGCTGGAGCGAGGTTCGCTAGTCGTCGGAACCTCGCTGTTATCTCGCTGGTATCTCGCTGAAGCGAGGTCAGATGGGGGCTGCACGAGGTCGGAGAACAGCCTCGCGTGGCGGTACAGGGGGCTCCCGCGGTACTCCCCGTCGACGGTGATCCAGCCCTCGTCGAGCAGCGCCCGCACCGCCGCGCGGATCAGGTTCGAGTCGCCGCGGACCTCCTTCTCGATGCGCGCCTTCGACAGCGCCTCCCCCGTCGTCCACAGGTGCATCGACACCCGCTCCATGAGCTTCGTGGGGCGCGGCCGGCCGTCGGCGGTGACGGGCATCTCCTCGGGCGGCTCGATCCGCATCGACAGCCCGCCGCCCTGGTGCTCGAGCAGCACCGTCCCGGCCCGCTTCGCCCCCGAAGATGCGCCGCGCACAGCGCCCGGGCGGTCCTTGTCGACGACGAGGCGCAGCTTCCCGTCAGTGCCGACACCGAACTCGGTGACCTTCTCGACGAGAATGCAGCAGCCGGTCGTCATGGCCCGCTTGGCCTGCGCCCCGATTCCGCCCTTGGCGCGGTTCTCGACATTCTTGGGAATGTGGTCGACGTACAGGACGACGATTCCGCGCCGCGATATCGGGCGCATCAGCTTCTGCGCGAATGCGGTGGCGTCGTTGTTGGAGTTGATGTCGAGGCCCATCAGCTGCATGGCGGCGTTGACGCCGTCGAGGACGGCCAGGTCGGGCTGCTCGTCGAGGAGCTCGCCGAGGTCGTCGGCGGCCAGCTGGTGCAGCTGCTCGTCGGGCTCGACGTAGACGAGGCGCTCGGCGATGGCCTGCTGGTCGACGCCGAGGAGGCGCAGCCGGTTGACGATGCCGCGGGCGGTGTCCTCGAAGTCGATGTAGACGACGCGGCCGCCGCCGTCGAGGACCTGGGCGACGGTGTGCAGCGCGACCCACGTCTTGCCGGACTCGGCCTCGCCGATGAGGCCGTTGACGAGGCCGGGGTAGAACAGCATCTGCCCGTCGGTGCGCCGTCCGGCGGTGGGTGCGGGGCCGGAGTCGTCGCCGGCGAGCACGGCTTGCAGGTCGCGCCGCCACCACGAGGTCCGCTCGCGCGGCTCCTGCGTCTCGTCGGGCGTCTCGTCGGCCCCGGCTGGTGTGCTCGTGCCGGCCTGCGTCTGCGGGGCGACCAGCGTGGCGAGGGGCGGCGCGGGTGGGCCGTCCTGGGCGGCGCGCAGCGCGGACGCGGCGGCGGAGTGGTCCCCTGCGTGCTCGAGCACCGCGTACGCCCCGAACTTGGTGTAGGGCCGCTCGGCCTCGAACGGCGTGGACGTGGTGAAGACGTACAGCCGGTCGGCGTCGGCGCGCTGCCCGGTGGTGGCGGAGATGCCGTGGTCCTTGCCAGGCCGTCGCCACGCCCAGCCGGGGCCGATGCGCTGCTGGCGGGTCCAGCCGTGCGCGCCGAGCAGCTCCTCCCAGGTGACCTCGCGGTTGTAGCGGTCCCCGGGCCGCTCGGAGTCGCCGACAAGATTCCTGGCGGCGGCAGGTATGGGCGCCTCGTCGACGGGCATGTTGTCGAGGAGGCGGATGACGGCGTGGAGCATGTCGCGCTCGTCGACGGAGAGGACGGGGATGCTGCTGGGGTCGCCGGTCAGGAGCTGCCAGGACCCTCCGGTGGGGTGGGTGCGGCCGGCGGAGGGCGCGACGACGGTGAAGCCGCCTTCGCCGCGAGTCTCGAACAGGACCTGCACCGCTCCGTCGACGACGCGGCGGGCGAGCTTGGTGTTGCCGTGCTCGGGGCCGTCGACGCGGTACAGCCAGTGGATGCCGCCGGACGGGGTGCGTTCGGCGTAGCCGGTGGCGACGCGCTGCCACAGCTCGGCGGCGCCGTGGTCGGCCATGAGCGCGGCCAGGCGCGGCAGGTAGCCGTCGTGGACGGCCCGGCCCTCCGCCTCGAGCATGCCGAGGTTGCCGGACACCTTGCCGCAGACGAGCCCGATGCCGTCGTAGGGCCCGGACGCCCAGGCGGTGACCTGGGCGCGGTCGGGGCGCCGGGTCATGTAGGCGCGCCAGTTGACGGCGGGCGCCTTGCTGCCGTCGGTGCGGGCGGGGATGACGCAGCAGCCGGCGTCGTGGAAAGCGAGTGCGGCGTCGAGGAGCACGCCGGGCGGTTCGTCGGCGGGCATCGTCACCCGACGGCCACCCGCTCCCACGCGGCCTCGACGTCGGTGGCGGACATGCCGGCGTGCAGGGCACGGCGGGCCCGCTCGGCGAGCGCCTTGGCGGCGTTCTTGGCGTCGTCGTCCTGCGCGAGCAGCCAGGCGCCCTCGTCCACGCCGTCGGGCACGGGCGGCGCGGTGCGGGTCAGCCAGGCGAGCAGCGTGTTGACGTCGTTGGCCTCGCTGATGTTCATCAGGCGGCCGCGGCGTGCTTGCGGGCGCGGTGCACGCCGAGGTTGGCGAAGGTGCCGTCGCAGTCGGGGCAGCGCTGCGTCGCCTCACGCCTCGCCGCGGGCGCCGCGGCGGTGCTGCCGCGCAGCTGGCCCTTGACGCGGGCGAGCTGCGCCTCGAGGCGCTGCTTCTCCAGCAGCAGCTGCGTCTTGGCGTCCTCGGCGGCGAACACGTCACGGAGCCGCTCCGCGGCCCGCGTCACCTTCGGCGAGGGGTGCTGCAGGTACTGCTCCCAGCCGGGACCGGTGAGCGCACCGCTGGGGGTGCCGTCGCGCTGCTTGCGCCAGTCGTCGAGCAACGCGGCGACGACCTGGCCGACTTCGAGTCCGGCCTCGTCAGCGGCGCCGCGGATGGGCTTGCCGTCGGCGAGCAGCCGCAGGGCGTAGGTGGGGGCGGGGATTGCGTTCATGCTGTCCTCCTGGTGGGGTCGGTGCGGTTGACGGTGCAGTGCGGGCAGGGCATGTCGCCGCGGACACGGTTGCCGCAGGCGACGCACACCAGCCGTGGTGCGCGCCTGGCCTCCCGGTCGGCGCGGGCGGCTGCGCGCTTCGCGTCGTGGGCGGCGATGGTGGCTTTGCGTGCGGCGACGCGGCAGTCGTCGCACAGTCGGACGTTGTGCGCGATGGTGGCGCCGCAGTCGCGGCAGCGGCCACCCTCGCGCATGCCGAGCAGCGCGGCCCGCTGGGTGGCGGTGGTGCCGCCGTACACGCCGTACGGGTAGGAGCCGGGCCGCCCTTCGAGCTCGAGGATCCATTCGAGGCACTGCGCCTTGACGGGGCACTCGCGGCACACGCCGAGCGCCTCGGTGGGGCTGCCGCCCTTCTCGGGGTGGAACAGCTCGACGTCGCCGATCTGCGCGCACAGGGCGTCGACGGTCCAGGCGGGGATCATGCGGCCACCTCCGGGGCGCAGGCGTTGCAGGCGGCGGTGCCGTCGACGACGCGCGCGGCGCCGGTGGCGCAGTGGTCGCCGGCGACCTGGCAGGTCCAGTAGGCGGCTTCGAGGATCGGGTCGTCGGGGGTGCGCCACGGGTCGCGGGTGCCGGTCAGCAGCGCCGCCAGGTCCCGCAGCGTCATCAGCACGACGGCGTCGCCCGGGTCGCCCTTGCCGCGACGCTTGGCCACGACGAGTCCGGCGACGGCGTCGTCGTTGCCGCGCTCCACCTCGGCCTCGGCGAGCCACTCGCCGGGCGTCCAGCGCGAGGTGTCCTTGCACTCGACGACGAGACGCTGCCCCATGTGGCGCAGGCCGGTGATGTCGCCGCGGTCCTTCGCGCCGGTGCGGGCGCGGCGCTCGATGCGGTCGTCGTGCAGCTGCGCGGCGAGGTAGTCGGCGACCTGCTTCTCGAAGCGGGCGCCGGCCTGGCGGGCGGATCGGCGGTTGCGGGTCACGACGCCTCCCGGTCCCCGGGGCACAGGTGCCCGCCCTCGCCGTCGCTGGACCAGCCGGCGGGCCGCGGCGACGCGGCGTCGCAGACGACGATGCGCCGGCCGCAGGCGTCGCAGGTGAACTCGCGGGCGGTGACGTAGCGGATCGTCATGCGGCCTCACCGCCGGTCAGCGCATGGTCGGGCAGGCCGCGCCCGAGCGTGGTGCGGGGCGCGACGCTGGACTCGACGACGCTCACCGCGCGGCCGCACTGCCAGCAGGGCTCGACGTCCACGCCGGGGGCGGGGATCCACTCGACGTCGCACCTGGCGCAGCGCACCGGGACGCCCTTCACTGGGCGCCCTCGTGGTCGTGCGCGTTGACGAACCTGTCGAGCGCCCCGTAGCCCATGACGCTGAACGGCTCGGACAGCACGGGCGTCTTGTGGTCGGCGTGGTCGCACTTGACGCGGTAGTCGCCGTCGTAGGGGTCGCGCTCGGCGGACAGGTGCGGGTGGAGGGCGGTCACTCGCCAACCTCCACGTCGTTGATGTCGTCACACAGCCCCAGCCGCCCCCACGCCCACGCGAGCGCCCACACCCCGGCCATGAGCCCGAGCACGGTCAGGGCGGCGACGACGGCCAGCCAGCCGAACAGCTCCGCGCCGCTCACGTCAGCGCCTCGCCGTCGCGGTCGACCTCGTGCAGCACCTCGCACGACGGCGCCTTGCACTTGCCGGCGCCGAGCGGCACGAGGTCGGCCACGGCGACGCGGACGGCGAGGTAGCGGGTCACGTCGGTGGCGGCGTTGGACTCGGCGTGGCGCGGGGTGGGGCCGAAGTGCAGCCCGCCGCCGCAGCGCCGCTCGCCGCCGTCCCAGTCGGGCGCGGTGACCGTCTCGCCGAGCGGGTAGCCGAAGCCGTCGCGGGCGGTCAGGTCGGCGGTGACGGCCTTGAACAGCGTCACGCTGGTGCCGTCGTGGTCGACGCCGTGGTAGTCGAGCCAGGTGGCCGCGTCGCACTGGTCGAGGTCGGGCACCTGGATGAGCACGCCGCCGCGCACCTTCGGCGTGGTGCCGTGGCGCTGGACGGCGACGAACTTCCCGGCCCGGACGCTGGCGCTGTCGTAGGCCCCGACGCTGGCGCTGTCGTAGGCCTCGACGCTGGCGCTGTCGTAGGCCCCGACGCTGGCGCTGCCGTAGGCCCGGACGCTGGCGCTGCCGTAGGCCCGGACGCTGGCGCTGCCGTAGGCCCGGACGCTGGCGCTGTCGTAGGCCCCGACGCTGGCGCTGCCGTAGGCCTCGACGCTGGCGCTGTCGTAGGCCCGGACGCTGGCGCTGTCGTAGGCCTCGACGCTGGCGCTGTCGTAGGCCCGGACGCTGGCGCTGTCGTAGGCCTCGACGCTG